CGCCTCCGCCGCCCCCGCCGGTGCCGGCGACGGCCCCGCCCGCAGCTCAGCCGGCCGGGCAAAGTCTGGAACAGCTACAGGGTCAGCTCGAGGGCAAGCCCCAGGGGTAGGTCATGGCGAAGCGAAAGCCGGCGAAGGCGAAGAGGCGGAAGCCGGCGCGTGCTCGCCAGCCCCGGCGAGACCCACTGGCAGAGTTCGGAGCCGCCATCGGCCAGGACGGGCACGCGCAGTCGCTCACCCTGGCCGATGACGTGCTCTCGAAGGTGAAGACGTGGATCTCGACGGGTAGCCTCGCGCTCGACCGCCTCATGGCTGGAAAGGGCGTGCCGTGTGGCCGCGTGACGGAGATGTACGGGCCCAACCACATCGGCAAGTCGACGCTGCTCGACCACATGTTCGCCGAGTGCCAGCGCATGGGCGGGTACGGCATTCTGCTCGACATCGAAGGCGCACGCGACGAGGCCTACACCCAGTCGATCGGCGTCGACATCTCCAGACTGAGCGTGCTCGAGTTCGACCGCGCCCACCTCGTGATGGAAGAGGTCGTCGACAAGATCTTCGACTCGATCGACTTCTGGTATCGCGAGTTCCCCGACGTGCCCATCGTCATCGGGTGGGACGCGCTCGGGAGCACGCGCACGCGCGACGAGGCGAACAAGTCGATGGGCGAGGACCCCATCGTCGCTGCGGCGGCCTCGGTCATGCGGCGGGCGTGCCGCGCCATCATGCCGCACGTCGGTGGTACGAACATCGCGCTCGTCGTCTGCAATCACAGCTACACCCAGGTGCAGACGAGCGGCGGCGTCCAGCGCCAGGTCACCTACGCGGGAGAGGCGCTCCGGCACGCGGCAACCTTCCGACTCAAGCTCCGCTCGGCGTACCCCAACCAATGGATCAAGTCGACGGACGGTATCATCCTGGGGCGCCAGATCATTATCAACGTCGAGAAGAATCGCTTTGGCAATCCGTGGAACGAAGCGCGGGTCGCGCTGATGTCCGGCCACGGCATCGACAACGTCTGGTCCGTCTACGAAGAGCTGAAAGCGCGCGGCTTCATCACGACGAGCGGGTCGTGGTCGGCGATCAACCTCGACGGCGAGGTGCTCAAGTTCCAAGGCTGGAATGGGCTCAACGCCAAGATTGCAGATGACGAGACGCTATTTCCCAGGCTCGTGTCGGTCTACCAGCAGCTGGAGGCGTGATGCCAATCTACGAATACGAGTGCACGGGGTGCTTCTATCGCTTCGACGACATTCGCAATGTCGACGACGTGCCTGACGAGATCGCTATCGACTGCCCGAAGTGCTCTCGTACGTGCATGGCCAAGCGGGTGAAGGTGACGCCGTTCGCGCACCGCTGGAACCATCAGACGGCCGCGATCATGGCCGACGGGTCGCGCGTGAAGGGGCACTTCGGCAAGGAAGCGAAGCGCATCAGGAGGAAGAAGTGAGCGAGCGGGAGTCGAAAGAGTTGGACAGTGCCACCGTGGGGCCGAGCAGCGTTACCGTCAACATGGACGCGGGGGCCGTCGACGCCTTCTTCCGCAACATGGGCTTCAACACGAGTCAGATGATTCGCCAGGTGGGCGCGAACAGCCGGGCGCTCGTCGACATGAAAGCGCTGATGCGCGAAGGTGCCGACCTGGCGTACAAGGTCATCGAGTGGCTCGACGAGGCATCGGAGATCCCCGGCGTGCCGCCCGAGGTCAGCGAGCTTGCTGACTGGGCAGGGCAGATACAGGTCGGCGTCATGCCCCGCAACAAGAACAAGGAGGCGCTCGAGCGCGTGATGGGCTTGATCGCGGTCATGGCCGGAGCGCTTCCGGAAGAGCTGCGGGAGCCGATGCCGGGGATCTTAGAGGACCCGAACCTTCAAGCGGTAGCGGTGCCACCTCACGCGGCGCGCGCGGTGCTCGCTGTGATCGACTTCCATCGTGGCTGGAACAGGAGATCGCTGTGATCATCTTCACCGACCTGCACCTGAGAGAAGAGAGCGCGGCCACCGTGCTGGGAGAGGTGCTGCCGGGCATCCTCCAGGCGGCCCTCGCGCACAATGACCTCGACGTCGTCTTCCTGGGGGACTGGTGGCATGTCCGCAATCGCATTCCGGTCGTTCTACTCAACGCCGTCGACGCGGAGCTTGCGCGCTGGGGTGCTGCGGGCGTTCGTCTCCGAGTCTTGCCGGGTAACCACGATCAGGTGGATGTGGCCGGGCGAAACGCTCTCGAGGTCTTCGACCGCCTACCACACGTTTCCGTCTATACAGTTCCCACCCGGGACGCCGATGGCCTCTGGGTGCCGTACCGGAAGAGCGTCGACGAGCTGACGCGCCTGGTGACTTACGGCCAGTCGGAAGCATTGAAGGCCGGCGACCAGCCGGCCGTGCTCTTCGGTCACTTCGGGGTCACCGGCGCGCTCAAGGGCGTGAACATCTACGACGACGACGGCGTGCCGCTCGAGGCGCTGCAAGGCTGGCCTATGGTGCTGCTCGGGCATTACCACCGCCGGCAGCAGCTCGGCAACGTGCAGTACATCGGCAGTCCCTGGGAGACGCGCGCCGACGAGATGGGTGACCCGAAGGGCTACGCGCGCCTCGTCGACGGCCAGCTCACCTTCTACGATACGGCCTGGGGGCCGAAGCATTACGTCATGCACATCTCGAAGGGGCAGCCCGTCGACGGTACCGGCCTGCGGCCCCAGGACATCGTCCACGTGCACGCCGAGCACGACGTCAACGTCGAGGCTGTCGGCCACGCACTGAGGTCGATGGGCGTGCACAACCACACCATAGCGCGCGAGGTGGCGCCGACGGTGGAGCGGCTCGAGGTGCCTCAGCAAGAGGGCGCGGCGCCTACCTTCCGCGCCTACGCGGAGGCCTTCATCCGCGCGCACCCGTGCGAGGTGCCCGAAGAGCTGCTGCTGTCGACACTGGCGGAGATTGTGGAGTAGGCCATGCGAGCGAAGCGAATGCGGTTGAACAACTATGGCTCGTTCTACGGGCGGCACGAGTTCAACCTGGGCGGGCGCGGTCTGGTGTTGATCGACGGTGACAACCGCGACGACCCGTGCACCATCAGCAACGCGTCGGGCAAGTCGACGCTCATGGAGGCGCTCGACTGGTGCTGGTACGGCGAGGTGCCGCGCAAGGATGACGCCGACTCCATCGTCAATGAGGAGGCGGAGAAGGACACCTTCGTCGAGGTGGAGCTTGAGGACGAGGACGGCACCGAGCTGCGCGTCCTCCGTTTCCGCAAGGAAGGGAAGAAGTCTGGAAAGAGCGGCGTACGCCTCTTCGTGAACGACGTCGAGCAGACCTTCCTCGACGCCAAGGAGACGCAGCTCGAGATCAACAGGCACCTGGGCATGGACCGCCACGTCTTCAAGGCGGCGGTGATGTTCTCCCAGTTCGATCGCTTCAACTTCGCCGAGTCCACCGACGCTGAGCGCGTCGAGACGCTGACGAAGATCCTCCAGCTCGAGACCATCGACGTGTGGCTGGCGAAGGCGAAGGCGCTGCGTGACCAAGCCGCGAGCGGCGCCGCAGCTGCGCGTGAAGAGAAGGTACGTGCAGAGGCCGCGCTCGACTCGTCGGCGCGCATCCTGGTCGAGTATGGCGAGCAGCAAGGGCGGTGGGAGACCGAGCGGCAGACCAAGCTCGAAGACCTGGCCAAGTCGCGGGCGGAGGTCGAGCAGTACCTCGAAGAGACGCGGCCGCTGGTGGCCGGACTCGAGCGCGACCGTGCAGCGCTCTCCCAGGCTGAGGCGGCCCGACCGGCGCCACCCCCGGAGATCGCCCAGGCCCAGGCCGCGCGCGACCAGGCGATGCAGGCGGCCGCGGGGCTCAACGGCGAGGCCCAGGGCTTCCTGCGCCAGGCGGCGGAGGTCGAGCGCGAAGTGCAGCGCTTCGGCGCGCTGAAAGTCGGGAAATGCTCCACCTGCGGCCAGGACGTCACCGCCGAGCATCTCCAGGCGGAGGTCGAGGCTCGCGGGCAGGTCGCCCAGAGTCACGTCGCCGCGGCGGAGGCGAAGAGGCAGGAAGCGGAAACTCTGGAAAGCGAGGCCGCTGGCCACGCGGCCCAGCTCGAGCAGCTTTCCAGCCTTTACGACGCCGAGCTGCGCGCGCATGGGGAGAGGGTGCTCGAGCTGCGGCAGAAGGTCGACGCCGCGGCCAACGCCCAGGGCTACGTGCACAGCGCTGAGCAGTCGCTCTGGCGCATTGACGAGGACGTCCGCGGGTGGACGGCCGCGGTCAACCCCTACGTCGAGAAGCTCGCGGCGACCCAGGAAGAGCGCGCGAGCCTGGAGCTGCGTCTCGGCCAGCTCGTGCAGCACGCGGAGGCGCTGCGCCTGCGAGAGGCGGCCTTCGACTACCACGTGAAGGCGTGCGGCCCGAAGGGCATCAAGTCGTACATCCTCGACGCGCGGCTGACCGACCTCACCGAGGCGGCCAACCGTTGGGTGCAGCTGCTCACCGGTGGCGCGATCTGGGTGCAGTTCACCACGCACGGCATGACGACGAAGAAGACGCTGAGCAACAAGGTCGAGGTCAAGGTCTTCAAGTACAACGCGCGCGGCACCGTCACCGAGCGCGGCTACCGGAGCTGGTCGGGCGGCGAGAAGGGCAAGGTCGCCCTGGGCATCGACTTCGGCCTGGCCGCGCTCGTTGCCAGGCGCGCACACAAGCGCTTCGACATCCTGATCCTCGACGAGCTATTCCGGCACCTCGACGGCGCGGGGAAGGAAGCCGTCGTCGAGATGCTCACCTACCTGCGCCAAGAGAAGAGCAGCATCTTCGTCGTCGAGCACGACGTCGACTTCGCCGACGCATTCGAGAACCGCATCGTCATCGTCAAGGAAGGCGGCCGTAGCCGCATCACCGAGGGAGGTAACAGTGAGACCCCGAAACCGCGCAGAGCGCAAAGGCGCACACGTCGTCCGGTTCGTTCCCCTGTTCGAACATCCGGAGAAGCCTAGCGCCGTCGTCGAGGGCCCGGAGCACTACATCGAAGGGCAGCTCGAGGAGTTTCTCGTCGTCAGCGTGCCCCAGGACATCACGCACGCCGCTGCGGAAGAGCTACAGGTGAAGCTCAAGGAGCAGCTGGGCGACCGGCCGATCATCGTCATCACTCACAACGTCACCTTCGGGCGTCTCGAGAAGCTCTCGCCGAACGAGGCCGCGCGGGTGATCCATCGAATCGAGAGCGTGATCTATGACAAGGGTGAGGACACCGGTATCTGTGACGCCGACGGCAACCCCATCCACGTCGGAGACCTCGAGAAGGGAACCGCCAAGCTCGCAGTGGTGGACGGGCCCTTCGACCCCGACAACCCCGACGACGTCAAAGGACTCGCCGCCGAGCACATCGACCGGTCCTACGTCGACAAGGGCGGAACAATCATCGAGCAGTCGGGAGCCGGAGAAGACGAGGGCGGGGGCGATAACGGCTCTGGGGATTGACCCGGGCTTTGCGGCCGGCGGCGCGGTGGTGCTGCGTCAGGACGCTCAGGGTGCACCGATACGCTTCGTCGACGGCGTGGTGCTCGAGACGAAGAAGGCTGGAAAGAAGGAGCGCAAGTCGCTGCGGGTGACCGACGACGACGCGCGGCGAGTGCGAGAGATCTACGACATGGCCGACGAGCTGCGCAAGCGTCACCACGTCAACGTCATCGGCGTCGAGGCCTACATGCCCTTCGGCAAGAACGCGAGCGGTTGGAAGGCCGGCGGCATCTACTACGGCTTTATGATGGCAGGCCGCGCGTGGGGTATCCCGGTGCTCCCCTTCGTGCCCCAGGATCTCAAGCGGGCCTTTCACAAGAAGCAGAACGTCAGCAAGGCGGCGATCGGTGATACACTGGCTGGAAAGGTCAACGGCCTGGGCGAGTTCGTCGCTACCCTGGCGAAGGGCAAGCGCGAGCACGTCACCGACGCGGCCGGGCACGCGTACCTGGCCATCGTCGAGGCCTACAACCTGCGTCAAATGATGGGAGTCTGAGATGATCTTCCTACTCAACAGGGAGCGCGTGATCAATGAGGTCATGGAGTGGTTCCAGCTCCACGCTTGCAACGCGCTCCAGATCCCGCTCGAGAAGTTCACGGTCGAGCTGTCCGTCGATGAACGCGGCAACATGACGCCCAACGTCGAGGTCGCCCGGGAGGACATCGAAGGCGTCAGCGACGAGCAGTTCTCTGAGCTGATGGCGGGGCTCTACAGAGTGGCTGTGGGTATGTTCCACGACCGCAACGAGGGGTTGAAGGAATGTCGAAGAAGCACATCCAAGACGGCTTCGGCCGAACCGTCCCCGACTACCTCCTAGAAGAGGCGACGCGGACGAAGAAGACGAAGGCGACCGTCGACATCCACCTGCCGTCGGAGAAGCCGGACCTCGAAGAGCTGGCGCGCACGGACCTGCGCACGGTAGCGAAGCTCTACTACGTCACCGATCTGCACGAGTGTTCCGTCGAGGACATGGCCTCTCTCGCCCAGTTCTCGTCGGTGTCGCTGAGCACCCTACGCGCTTGGTGCACGAAGGACGGCTGGGTTGAAGCCCGTCGCCAGGTGAAAGACGACTGGCAGAAGAAGCTCGAGAGCAAGCTCGGCGAAGAGATCACCCGGCAGCGGCTGGTCTTCCTCGACGAGATGCAGACGATCTGGCAGCAGGGCATGAAGATGGTCGACCTCAGCAAGATCGGCGAGCCCGACGCTGACGGTATCGTCGCGCTGCCGAAGACCTGGGAGGGCGTCGTCGGGGCGATGGTGAAGCTCGGCGGCATGATGGATCAGATGGCGACGTCTATCCGTGACGACGTGGCGCCGAAGGAGAACGCCCAGGGGAAGGGCGGCAACCGGCTGCAAGTCGAGCTGGAGCTGACAGAGGAAGAGTCCCAGGGCGCGGTCAAGGCCATCCTCGAGAAGCGACGGCTTACTACCCGGCAGAAGGCCGGCATTGAAGACGAGGACATACTCGATGCCGACTACAAAGAGGTCAAGTAGGTGGACACCTGCGCAAGCGGGGGCGCTGCTGATCGGCATCGGCGCATACGGCCGGGACTGGTTCAAGCGCAAGACGGGCAGGACCATCCCCGCCATCATGGCCCAGGCGCGCAAGCGCTATGGGACGGCGTCGCTCACCAGGGGGACGTGGTCGCTGCGCAAGGCGATGGCGGAGACCGGCTACTCGCGCTCGCAGCTCCTGCGCGCGCAGAGCGCACTGGGGCAGAAGTGGCGGCGCACGTCGGCGCGCGGGCGCTACATCATCTCCGAAGAGCAGCTGCGGGAGTTGACCGACTGGCTGGTGCACGACTACTGGTCGACGTCGAAGTCGCTCTACAACTGTCTCTGGTGCACGACGACGGAGCGGCCGACCTATGCGATCGGCCTGTGCCGGTCGTGCTACAAGGCGCACGCGCGGCGCGCGCACTCGTTAGGGGTGCCCGTGGCCTTGTGCGGGCAGCGACAGTTCGTGTTAGCTTTGCAGGCCGAAGGGGTAGAGAGTGACGTATTCTGGAGACCAGCACTGGCCCGGCTCGAGATGGGGATCGCACTTGACTTCCGACAGCTCACTACGCTTGGGCGATTGGCACAGTCTCTTGAGACTAGCGGCGGAGCTGCGCGCGGACACGGCGACGGAAGCGTTTGTCGATCTGGTGGAGGCCTGGTGGTCGTCGACGAACCTGACGAAGGGCGAGATGCTGACGGTGTTGAAGAGGGTTCATAACGGGCTCGCGTTGAGCCCCGCGTTCAACGAGCGCGATGCGCTCGAGGGCGCCTTGTCGACGGTGATGACGGCTTGGGCAGCCGGCGCCCCGTCAGGAGACGTGGAACAATGAGGCTACGCACAGCGCTGTCGCGCATCACGAAGTTCAAGGGAGGCGCAAAGTCGGGAATCTTGCAGGGGGTCAGATTCATCCCCGCCCAGCCAGGCGTGCACCCGGCCAGGGTCTACGCCAGCGATGGGTCGGTCGGGTGCATCCTCGACTGTGAGCCCGACGACGAGCTACCCAACGCGGTGGTGCTCGGGGAGTTCATCGACAACGTCGTAAAGGCTGGAAAGGAAGACCCCTCCTTCGTCGACGACGGCTACGGGCGCGTCGTGGCGTCCGTCGGGACCTTCGAGCAGAGCGTGATGGGCGCTCCACCGTCGGACTTCCCCAGCGTACCGGAGATGCCGCCCGACTGGATCAACGTGCCGCTGTGGTCGACGGTGCGCTCGGTGGCGAAGTTCACCGGCAAGAAGAGCGACGGCGGCCGCGCGCACGTGAAGTTCTCGCCCGAGGGTGTCGAGGCCAGCGACACGGTGCTGATCGCGCGGGCGGAGGTCCCGGGCCTGGGCTCGGGCCTGGTGCCGGTGTCGATGTTCAAGAGCTGGCACGCCGGTGACGTGCGCGTCGCGTTCTGGGGCGGTCGGATGTACGCGCAACGGGGCGACGACGAGCTGCGCTTCGCCGAGCTACAGCGCGGCAGCTTTCCAGACTTGTCGAAGGTGGTCCCGACCCAGCACAACGGGCCGCGGATGGTGGTGCCCCTCGACGACTTCTCTCGCGCGTGCACCCAGGCGATGAAGACCTCGGCGCACAAGGCGGTCGAGCTGCTGCTCGGGCCTGACGGCGTCGTGGTGAAGGCCTACGCGAAGAAGAAGGACGATCCACAGGCGAAGGCGGTCATCGCGTCGAAGACGCTCCAGGGTGGCGACGAGTGCCGCGCCATCGTTGCCGGCAAGGGGCTCTGCACGCTGCTCAAGGAGTGCAAGACTCCGGCGGTGGTGCTCGCCTACATCACGCCTCAGACCCCGGTGCGCGTCGAGAGCGGCGCCTTCGTCGGCTGCGCCTGGCAGCTCAGCGAGGTGTCGCCATGAGCAAAGCGCGTGCGTTCTGGGGGCAGCTGACGTCGTTCTCCCGTGAGGTGCTCGAGGGCTGGGGCCTGCCGAAGCAGAGCCCCTGGGGCAAGGCGAAGTGGAAGTCGGCGCGCCGCGGTGCGGTCGTGCACCACACCATCGGCAAAAGCCTGGAAAAGGTCGCCCGGTGGTTCTGCGACCCGAGCTTCAACGCTGGGGTCTGCGCCCACGTCATCGTCGGCCAGACCAAGCTCCCCGAGCTGCAAAGTCTGGAAAGCAAGTACCCCGCGGTCGCCGAGCTGCCGGTCACCGTCGTGCAGTGCCGGCCCTGGACGCAGCCGGCCGTGCACGCCACCTGGCTCAACAGCACCTGCTACGGGCTCGAGCTGATCAACGCCGGCGTGCTGTCGCCCCAGGAGGGCGGCTGGTTCGACAAGCGCGGACACGCGGTGCAGCCGATCGCCCAGCCGGTGAAGATGCACGGGCGCTACTGGGAGCCCTACACGCCCGAGCAGATCGCGGCGACGGTGATGCTGCTGCGGATGTACCGCCACGCCGAGCCCGACTCGCTGATGCGTAACTGGGTCATCGGGCACGAGCACGTCCAGGGCGTCGAAACCGAGGGCTCCAGCGGCAAGGACAAGCGCGACCCGGGCCCGCTGTTTCCCCTCTACGACGTGCGCAACGCGGCCTTCACTGACTCGCCGATCTACGAGCTGGAGTGGTGGGACCTCTTCGTCGGTGACGAGCAGTACGCCGTCACCTGGCGCGACGCCTTCGCCATCGAATACTGCCGCGGCCTCGACGGGAAGCAGTGGCCGGCGGCTGACGCGTGGAACCGCCTGATGGCCGACGTCACCGAGGTGGCGGTGGAGCCTGACCCGCCGCACCCGACGGTGCTCGACACCACGCTGCTGCTCGCGCTCGGCTACTGTGCCGACGAGGGCGCGCCCTGGCCGCCGACGCTCAAGCAGTTCCGCCGCATGGCGGGTCTGCCCGCCAGCGACCGCTGGGACGAGGCCGCGCGCGCAGCTCTGCGCGAGCGCGTGGGGGACCGCGGGCTCACCTTCTCGGGCACCGATCACCTGATCTAGCACCCGGAAAGTCTGGAAAGTTGCGGCATAAGTGGCCGTATATAGTAGCGAAGTACGATTGTCAGGAAAGAAGTTGAAGAGTCTGGAAATGGGCGTATAGTCAAGATAGACACTCCGCAATGAAGCCCCAGGAGGGGCACTAGAGGAGCCCACGATGACCACCGAGACCACCTCCACCACCGACAAGCTCTCCACCGACCGCTGGATGGTCGTGCTCAGTCTGGGCATGGGCGTCGACAGCGCCGCCATCCTGACCCGCTGGCTGCTCGACCCCAGCTCGCGTGACTTCGACCTCGACCAGCTGATCGTCATCACCGCGCAGGTCGGCGACGAGTTCCCCGACACCGCCGAGCTGATGGACAAGCACCTCGTGCCGCTCATGCGCGAGCACAACGTGCGCTGGGTGCAGGTCGCGCGCAAGCAGTACGACGGCACCTACGTCGTGCTCGAGGACAGCCACCAGCCGACCCGCACCTACCTCGAAGGCTGCTACAAGCTCAGCGACGAGATGAAGGCGGCCGGCACGATCCCGACGTCGGGCATGGCGCGCAAGTGTTCCATGCACGCGAAGGGCTGGCCCCTCGACCGGTGGATGCAGGATAACCTCGACGGCCTCCCCTTCCGCCACGTGATGGGCTTCAATGACGACGAGCACAAGCGCGTCGAGAAGGACTCGAGCTTCTCTGGTGAGCAGCGTCATAGCGAGTATCCGCTGCTCGAGTGGCACTGGGGTCGTGAGCGCTGCGAGGACTACCTCCGCGAGACCTTCGGCGAGCCCTGGGCGAAGAGCTGCTGCATGTACTGTCCCTTCGCCTGCAACAAGAAGGGCATCCGCGACCACCTCAACCGCTGGCGCCGGTTCCCCAAGGGCGCGGCCCTGGCGATGTGGATCGAGAACGCGGCCCTCGCTCTCAACGTGCGGATGCCCCTCTTCGCCAAGAACGGCACCGCCCGGAGCTACGTCGAGAAGGACGAGAACGACGAGGCCATGGCCGAGCTGGCCGGCTGCTTCGGCGAGTGCGACGAGAAGGAAGAGTGGGCGCTCTACCACGTGCGGCGCGTCTTCAGTGGCAAGGCTCACGCGGTGCGCAGCGTCGAGGTCGACGTCGTCGGGACCCACACCGAGGCGCGTGAGGCACTGCTCGAGGTCGCCCAGTCCTTCGGCCGCGAGGTCGTCGACGAGGCCGGCAGCGAGCGCGTGTGGATGGCGAAGAAGGCCGACAGCTTCCCCTGTATCGAAGACCAGTACGTCGTCGCCCCGCTCGTCGCCAACGAGAAGGAGAACAAGAGCTTCGCGAAGAAGTGGTTTGACGTCACCGTCGGCATGAGCCTGGTGGCGGCATGAAGGGGGAGACGATGGAGCGCTCTGCAATGTTGGACGAGTTGCAACGACTCGAGCATGACCTGCCGTTCATGGAGCACGAGTTGACCAGCGGCTACGGTACCCAGGAGGAAGTCGACGCTGCGGCCGCTCGTATTGTCGAGCTACGCCGCGCCCTGTACGGCGAGGGAGAGCTATGACGACGGAACAGCGGGTCGACCAGGCCTTCTTCGCGCTCTCGCGCAAGCTCACCGGCAACGAGTGGCAGGGTGCGCTGCCTCGACACGACCTGTGGTCGATCGTCTGCGGCACCGAGGTCTTCTACCTGGCCGATGGCGGCTACAGCCGGGTGGCCGTCGACATGGCGACGCTCGAGGTCTTCCTCTGTCGCGGGTCGAGTTGCGACCCGACGGCCGGAGTGCTCGAGCGATGGGACAGCGCCCAGGCGGAACGCCAGGCGCTCACAGACGCGCTGCGTGCGTGGATGAAGGAGGTGGGTGGTGATTGACGTCGAGAAGAGGAAGGAGTTGCTGCGGGACGCCATTGCGTATCGTCGTGCGGGCGCGCAGCGGTGGCGAACCTGGGCAGCGATGGATGACGTGCAGCGCCAGAGCAACGTGGCCGAGGCTGAGCGGGTCGACAAGCAGGCCGACAAGATGCAGGCCGAGCTGGACGCGCTCGAGGCGGGAGGGTCGAAGTGAGCACAGGACTCGTCGCGGCCCTGGTCGCATTCATCGGTTGCTTCGTCGTCATCGGCGTCGTCGCGTGGCGCGCCTACGTCAAGGAGAAGGCGCTGCCGCGCCTGAGCTGGGGGACGCGCGTGCACGTCGACGACGACCTCGTCGTGCGGCTCTCCGACGTCGAGGCGGAGGCGCAAGAGCTGTTGTCGCAGCTCCACGCCGCCAACCTGCTCACAGCGTCGCGCAGCCGGGAGCACGTCGGCAAGATGACCTTCTACCTCGTCTCACCCAGGCAGGGCGGCGGTGGCGTGCTCGATCCGTGGAACCCGGAGAAGTACCTCGAGGGCATCACCATGAGCCCCTACGAGATTCACGTGACCTGGCGCTGGCCCGGGAAGACTGCGCTCAAGTACGAGCTGATCAACGCGTTACTCTGGAAATTCGTCTCGTCAGACATGGCACACAACGAAGGCAGCCAGGAGCGTGCGCACTGGGACGTGTACCAATGAGCTACTGCACCGCGGGTGAGATCGTCGTCGTCACGCTGATGATAGTAGCGTCGGCGGCTTGGTGCGCGGTTGGGCTCTACTGGTTCTACTACGCAGTCCGAGAGGTTACGAGAAAGTGAATCGGCACTGTCAGATTTCCGCGCGGCCCGCCGTCCTACTCAGTGAAAGGGGACGAGATGAACCGAGCGCGGGCACCACCAAGACAGATCTTACGGGGCTACGGCCCCACGCGCCTGCCTGGTGACGACGGAGGGTAAGAAGATGCAGAGGCCTGTGCACATAGTGACCGAGCGAGACTTCGGGCTCAACCATCGACGTGACGAGGTCTACTGGCGAGCGCGTGAGGTGCTCGGGCGATTCGAGCGCTGCGACATCGGCCGTGTGATCTACGTCGACAGCACCGGACACTACAGCTGCGAGAACAACGCGCAGCGTGAGGCCCGGCGGGAAGAGAAGCCCGACAACGTCATGGCCGCGGAGATCAAGGTGCTCGAGCTGATTGCGCGGCTGACGGCGATCCAGCGCGAAGAGATTGACTTGATGCAGAAGCTCGAGCCGGCCCTGGTCGAGCTGCAACGAAGGGAGGCGCTCTGTGGCCAGTGACGACCAGGCTCGCCAGGCAGCTCGTGATGCGCTCGCCTTCCGTTTCCGGTCGATGGCGCGCGCGGCCGGCGAGATGGGGACGGGGGCCACGCCTGGGCACCACGCGAGGGAGACCGTTGCGTGGTTGCGCCGCGAGGCTGACGCCGCGCTCGTCCAGGCAGAGCGCATTCTGCGGGACGACTTCGACGGAGGGAGAGACGATGACTGACCGTTGCCAGGTGCCCAGGTGTCGACGACCGAGCACGATCATCTACCTCGACAAGGAGATCTGTGACCATCACCTCGAGCAGATGAACACCGTCGAGGGGACCAACCGCGTGCGCAAGAAGCTCAAGCTCCCGCTGCTCGTCGTGCCCCCGCGCCCGGCCGCCCGCGAGCGGCCACGCCGGCAGCTCAGGCGGCAGCCGGTGAGGGCCGCCCAGGGGCCGCTCGGCGACCCTGATCAGCACGATAAGTCTGGAAACTTGGGTGAGAAGTGGTGGAAATAACACGCGAAATACGATTGTCTGGAAATAAGTTGAACTAGCCGCTGATGGGCGTAGGATGAAGGATAGAAGCGAAACCCGGAATGAGGGCTCAGGAGAGCCGCTGGAGGGAGAGACGATGACCGCATTCACCGACATCACGAGCTTCCGCAGTGTCGACCACGTCTGTGACACCGCCCGCGAGATCATCCGCGAGTGTGTCGAGGCGCGGTTCGAGACCCGGCCCAACCCCTTCGAGGTGCGGCCGCTCACCGAGCAGCTCCAGGGCCTCGCCGACGCCATCGGGCACGAGGGTGTGCTGCGGGCGCTCTGTCAGCCCGGGATGCGCGAGGCGCTGACCGGGCTCGACGTCGGCTGCCTCTGCGGTAGCGGGCGCTCGAAGGTGCTCGGCTACGACGAGGCGGGGCTCTATGTCGTCTCCGAGCAGTACCGCCCCGGGGTCTTCGCCGTCCGCTGGGTGAGCCCCTACAACTGCGACGACGCGAAGCTCGAAGACATCATGCCGCGCCTCTCCTGCTTGAAGACGCTCGCCGACGCCAAGGGTGACTACCGGCCCACCATCCATCCCGACGACGCCGGCCACATCCTCTTCGCGAAGAAGTACGATCACGCCGTCAAGCGTCACAACATGTACGTCTTGGCGACCTCGTCGAAGAAGAAGCCGAGCTGGCCCGGTCTCGAGGCTGCCAAGCTCTCGGCTGACGCCGCGCAGGTCGAGGCCGACCGCCGCAACACTGCGCTCTCTGCCAGAGCCGCAGTCAAGCGCGTCCAGGCCAACATCAAGAACAACAAGGTCACGGGCCCCATCGGTGAGCACAAGCGCATTCTCAACGCTGACCCGTCGACGGCGTTCAAGCACGAGGGCAACCTCTACGTCCGAGTGGGCGCGCGCGGCAAGTGGATCGTCATCTTCCAGCGCAGCCTCTCCCAGAGCTACGGCCGGTCGATCGGCTGCTTCGCCCGCGTTGAGTGCGGGACCGCTAACCTTCAGCCGAGCAAGTGAGGGGGACACCATGACGACGACACTGACCACCGAGCCGATCACCGCGATGCTCTACTTCCACGGCGGCCGCGACTGCATCGTCATCGGCGCGCTGCACAGCGGTGCCGACATCTTCATGGCGACCAACCAGGCCGGGCGCTGCTACCTGCTCGGCCGCAAGTCGCAGAAGGAGACCGCGAAGGGCTACACCCAGGCCAAGATGCTCGACGAGCTGGACCTCGCCAAGGGCAAGGTCTACGACGCCGCCCACGCCCTGGAGGTGCTCAAGCAGATCGACGCGCACCTCGACAACATCCGCCGGTCTCTGACCAAGGGCGAGCGCACCAGGGACGAAGAGCGCGGCGCCGCGCGTCACCACTGGCTGGGTTGGGCACCGGAGGAAGAGAAGCGGGCGCGCCTGCTCGAGCTGGGCGATGCGCGCCTGGGCTTCGCCAAGCGGCACGGGCTTGAGGACTGAAACTCTGGAAAATGGCGACCGACGACGGCGCCTGGAGGGACTCACCATGACGACGATCAACGGCTACCGACCCCAGGACTTCCGCATCGGCAAGGTGCTCGACAACGTCGAGGCGCAGGCGAAGACCCTGCCCCACCTCGGTGTGGTCACCGAGACCGAGATCAACCGGCTGGAGAAGGTCGCGAGCAAGCTCCGCTACGAGATGCAGTTCAAGCGCAACGAGCCCGGCCACCCCGGGCACGCGTTGCTCAGCCGCGTCGAGGGCGCCATCGAAGCCTTCCTCGTGCCGTGCAACGGTGAGGCGCACAGCAACGCCTTCATCGACAACTGCATGTGCTGCGCGCCGCGGTGGGGCAAGGTGATCGGTCCCCGCGTCATCCGGCTCGAGGACGAGCCCCTCAAGAACGGCCTGACCCGTGGCCAGGACCGCTTCCTGCGCGCCGCGCTCGAGGCGGTCGACGGCGAGGGCAAGGTCGATAGCTACGACGTGATGGGCGGGCGGTCCATCAACCAGCGTGAGAAGATGCTCGCCCAGTTCCCCAAGGCGGTGAAGCAGCGGCCCGAGCAGTACGGGCGGTACTACGACGTCGACGTCACCGCGGTCGAGTCGCTGCTGGCCGGAGAGAAGCTGTACCGGTAATGGTTGCCGACGACGGCGCCTAGACGGAGGGAGACGAGATGACGCAGCAAGAGATACTCAAGAAGGTCAAGAAGCTCCTGGCGCTCTCGCAGAGCGACAACGCCAACGAGGCCGCGCAGGCGGCCGCTCGCGCGCAAGAGCTGCTCGACAAGTACCAGCTCAGTCGTAACCTGCTCGACATCGACGCGGCTGACGACGAGGACCGCGCCGGTGACGACGAGCCCATCTTCGACTTCTCGTCGAAGGGCGCGCCCCTCGACGATCCCGGCACCAAGATGCCCAGGTGGCGCGGGTCGCTGGCCACGGTGGTGTGCCGCGCGAACAGCTGCCGTGCCTACCAGGAGACCTACTACATCGGCACCAAGGCGAAGACGCGGATCGCCATCGTCGGGCGCCCGTCTGACGTCGAGAAGGTCCGCTACCTGCACGCCTTCCTCGTGCGTGAGGTCAAGCGTCTCGTCGACCGCGACGGCCAGGGCTGCGGCATCACGTGGCGTAACAACTACTGCATCGGTGTCGTCGACACCATCCGCCGCGAGTTGAAGCTCAGCAAGTCGCGCGCGGCCGACAAGCTGCGGCGTGACGCCGGCGGCGACATGTTCGCCCTGGTGCGGGTCGACAAGGCGCTGGCCAGGCTCGAGAAGCGTAGCGCCGATGTTGACGCCTGGGTCGAGGCGAACCTCAAGCTCGGGTCGGTGAGCGGCAGCAGCGCGCGCGGCCATTGGGGAGCGCGGCAGGCCGGGCAGCGGGCCGGCAAGGAGATCAGGATGGGCGGCGCCCGTGGCGCGCTCGGCAGCGGGAGGAAGGCTCTGACGAACTGACGAGCTGCAATTCCCCTCGCCGACGGCGACGTGGGCGAGGGGGGTGGCCGCTGGTCAATCAACCCAGGAGGCCGTCACGACGACGGCCAGAGGGAGAGGCGATGACGACGAAGCAGAAGAAGAAGGCCGCGAAGAAGACGAAGCGCGCGAAGGCCAAGAAGCTCACCCTGGCGGAGGCGCGCAAGCAGCTCAAGTCGATGGGTGTGGAGATGCGCCGCTTGCAGATCGCGACATCGGACAAGGACGGGGAGCTGAGCGACCTGCGCGGGCGCTACAGCAAGATTCACATCGCGCTGCACGAGGCGGAGCACCGTCACACACACCGCACGCACGAGATGCTGCTCGGGTTCGCCTGCGGCATCGGCTGCGACGTCGATCCCGACTACGGTTGCGACCTCCAGCAGTCCGTCGTCATCCTGCCCGACTACGACGGCACCCACAAGGGTAGCAGGCTCATCGTCGTGGCGGCGAACGGTAACGTCTACCACGCCACCGTCACGGACGTGAAGTAGGAGAACGAGATGAAGATCAAGATCCACGGCCAAGCCGTGCTCATTCACGACAACGAAGGCAAGCTGCTCCAGGCGTTCTCCTACGACACCTGCCTGGCGGCGCGTTCGCCGAAGGGCACCGCCATCGTCAACGTGACGTCGTTCTCGGTGACGACGAGCAAGCACCAGTCCAAGGTCTGGGACGCGCTCGGCACCGAGCGCACCATCCGCGTCAAGGCGCCGATGAACGCCGAGCCCGCCGACCTCGTGCGCCTCGCCAGCGAGGTGGTCAACGGAGGTGCGTCGTGAGCGACGCCTACGCGGTGACCTGGCAGGGCAACGTCTACTGCGCCGGGTGCATCCCCGACGGCCCACCGAAGCTCGAGGCTCAGCCGCTGCTACCGTCGGCTGTCGTCGACGACTACCCCAGCTGCGACGTGTGCGGGGAGTTGCACGACTACATGCAGCTCGAAGTGGCGGGTGAGAGTCCGCGCGAGCTGGTGCAGCTCGCGATCGATGACCTCGACAGGTTGCTCGAGCGCGCGAGCTTCGTGCCTGGCGCCGATCAGCCGCGGCGGGTCCGAGCTGTCAACGCAACCCAGTCCAGGCTCGGCGCGCTCGAGCGGAGGATCAAGCAGGATGACTACACGGACACCGAAGCGCAGCGCGACCTCGCCTGGCTCCAGACCACTGGTGACACCGTCAGACAATGGCTCGGGTGAGGGTGTGCCGACGAAGGTCCGGCCGGGCGGCAAGCCCTTCGTCCAGACACTGCATTGCGATGCCGTGCACGCACTGCGCGCGATGGCGCCCAGCTCGATCGACATCGTGGTGACCGACCCGGCCTACGAAAGCCTGGAAAAGCACCGCGCCCGTGGAACCACGACCCGGTTGAGCCACAGCAAGGCCAGCTCGAATGACTGGTTCAACATCTTCCCCAACAGCCGCTTTCCAGACTTCTGCGCGGAGCTGTACCGCGTGCTCCGGCCGGGCTCGCACTGCTACGTGATGTGCGACGACGAGACCAGCGACGTGCTCAAGCCCGAGCTGGCGGCCGCCGGTTTCAAAGTCTGGAAACGGCTGGTCTGGGACAAGATGAAGATCGGCATGGGCTACCACTACCGCGCGCGCTACGAGTTCATCCTCTTCGCCGAGAAGGGCAAGCGCAAGCTCGCCGACCTGGGCGTGCCCGACGTGCTCAAGGGGCCCGCGGCGCTCGACGAGATCGACGACGTGCTCGAGGTGCCCAGGGTCTGGCGGGGCTACCCGACCGAGAAGCCTGTCGAGCTGGCGGAGATCCTCATTCGTCAAAGTGCCGGCGCCGGCGATATACTCTGTGACCCCTTCATGGGGAGCGGCGCGTTCGGGGTGGCGGCAGTGAAGCACGGACTCGATTTCATCGGCATCGACGCGTGCGAGGAAGCCTTCGAGGCGGCCTCCGCGCGCGTCTGGGAAGCAGCGGGCGCGGCAGCTGCTCAGGCAGCCGCAGAGGGCAACACAGAGGGCGCCTGGTGGCGCTAGGAGGTCACGTGCGTGGGAATGGAGCGCAAGAGCGCAGGGGCAGCGGCAGAGGCATGGGCGGCAACGGTCGAGGCGACCGGCCGCCGCTCCCGCCGCTGGATTGGCAGACTGTCGATACTCTGGAAAACGGCGACCTTCATCTCGAGGTCCGTCAGGCGGCTCTGTCTGACGGTCGCGGCTACCGCACGTCGTTCTCCGTCGGCCGGAAGACGCGGAACGACCGTACCACCAAATGGTTCCGGTCTTCCGACGCCACCGACCTGATCCAGCTCTTGGAAGACTACAAGGCGTGGATGGAAAGCCGAGTGCGCTGACATGCTGCGCTGGGCTACCGTGGCTGTCCTAGCCTTCGTCGCCAGTGCGGCGGTGACCTGGCTGTGGTTGCAAAACGGTGCCCAGGGGCGCGAGCTGGAGCGCCTGCGTCGTCAGGTAGCTGAGCAGCGGCAGACAGCTCTGGTGCAGCAGCGGGTGTGCGAGCGGCTCGCCATCGCCAACCGAGAGTATGAGCGATCCCTGGCGGGCGCAGCTCGCCGACATGCCGCAGTGAATAGTCTGGAATTGCATGGGCCGATTCCGACGAGGACCGGCGCGCCACCGTAACGATCGCGGCGCTGATGTGTTTTACCTAGTAGGGGAGGCGCCATGAAGAAGACCGACGGCGACGAGAAGGGGCGGGAAGCCTGGAAAGCGCTCGGATGGCTGCTGCTGCTCGTACTGCTGATCGTGGGATGGGGCTCGTGCGACTACGCGTGCTGGCGTGCCCAGCACCCGGACGCACCGACGTGGTCGTACGGCTGCCACTGTCTGGACAACAAGGGCGGCAGCGGGAGCAAGCGCAAGTGAAAGTCAGGAAAGTTGAGCGCGTGACGACGGACTGGTAGGGTAGGCGCTTCATGTCGAACGGCTTGCGAGTTCTGATATACGACGCGGTGCGGGCGCCTGGGCTGCTCGACGAGACCTGGGCGTTCGGCGCCTACTGGGCGCGCAAGTTCGGCCGCTTCGACGTCGTCATCCCCGCAGTGGACTGGTCGTCGACGTTGCGAGCTGCCGCGCTGATCGAGCAGCCCGACCCGATCGCAGAGCTTCACTTCTGGGGACACGGCAGCCCCGGCCGCGTCTACGTCGGCGGCAAGGCGATCAACCGCGTGGTCTTCACCAGTCCGACGCATCCCTGGCACGCGCCCATGGTGGCGTTGTCGTCGAGGATGCGCCCCGAGAGCTTGGTCTGGTGGCGGACGTGCTCGACGTTCGCGCGCGAGCGCGGGCAGGCGTTCGCCCGGGAGTGCGTCGACTTCTTCGGCTGCCGCGTGGCGGCGTCGACGTTCAACATCGGGCTGTTTCACTCCGGCATCCATTCTCTGCGCCCAGGTGACGAGCCGAGCTGGCCCGCCGACGAGGGCGTGTCGACGAAGGGCGGGCAGCGCTCGTCGTGGCCGTGGCGCCCGAACACGATCAGCTGCTTTCGCTCACGCATCCCCAGCGAGTGGTGACATGGACAATCCCAACCCGCACATCTTCGACGCTGAGGCGCAGAAGCTCCCCGAGAGTGAGCGCATCACGCGAGGTGACCAGGCGGTGAACGAGTGCCGGCGCATGATCGACGAGTGCGCCGCTTTCCGTCGACAGATCGACCTGATGGGGACCAACCCGCAGAGCTTCGGCGTGTCGGTGCGAGCCTACAAGCGGATGGGCTGGCAGCTCATGGTGAAGACGGGCGGCGTGCTCGGCGAGATCAAGGGCTACTACCGGACAGGGACCATCGGCCAGGTGGCGTTCGATCTGCTGTGCAAGGAAGCAGAGAGCACCATCGGCGTCGGCATCATTCAACCGTGAGGTGACGACGTGTGTGAAGTCTGTCCCGTCTGCGAACTGGTATATGACGACTTCCGCACAGGGTTCACCTACCAAGACATCTACGGGATGCTGTGGAGCGCGAGCGATGACCCGTCGACGTGGCGCTACAAGCGGCGCCACACCATCCTCGGGCTCTGGCACCAAATCAAGAAGGAGATGTGGCGCGACCACGTCGCTGACTGCCGTGAGCAGCAGCGTGAAGAGGCGGCGGCTGAGGTAGAGGTCTCTGTCCAGGCCGCTCGTGAGGTCGCAGATCTCGAGGTCGACATCGCGCTTCTCGTCGCGCTGGCGGCCACTGGTAACAACCCGGCGCACGCTGACGCTGTGCCGTTCTGACTGGAGTTGACGGCATGGGTGACGTCGGTATGATGGGTGTGGCTGCCCAAGCCATGACCGGCAGCTCGACGCTCGGCGCGGTCCTCCCCCCCGACTGCAATGAGCTAGAGCTGCCGGTCTCTTCTTCACAGCAGGGACTGATGCAACACAGAGACTGGCGCTACGAGGACGAGGTCCACGCGTTGCGCGCTCAAGCGATTGCGCTCGAGTCGCAGGTGGAGAGCTGCAAGACGCAGGTGGAGTCGATGACGACGATGCTCAAGGCGCTCGACGAACAAGTGCACGTGCTGCGCTGGCGCCTGACGCAAGCGGAGGCAGAGACCAAGGTTCGACAAAGTCTGGAAAGTGAGGCAGACTCGAAGGATGGAAAGTCAGGAAAAGCCGCGCCGCCGACGGCCGGTGAAGAGGACCCCGGCCAAGCGTGACGAGCACGGCCGCTTCTCACCGAAGCCGAGCGCGCTAGAGACCGCAATGGAGAACGCCGGCGTCACCGACGGCGCGGGTGCGCTTGCGGTCGAGGTGCAAAAGGCTGGAAAGCTCGGGGAGCATCTACAGCAGCTGCTCGACTACAGCTGCGCCTTCTTCGCCAGCGAGGTGCTCAGCGGGCCGCCTGACCCACCGTACAACGGCAGGTTCCTGATCGGTCGCCATCACGAAGAGTGGGACGCGTTGGTGCGCGAGCACCATCGTATCTGCATCATGGCGCCTCGCGACCACTCCAAGACCTTCTTCTTCGACCTGGCCTATCCGATCTGGCGCGCGTCGAAGGAGCCCAACGGGATCGGCTTCATCTTCTCGGCGACAGCTCCCCAGGCCGAGCGCATCTTGCAGGACATCAAGGACGAGCTGGAGCGCAACCCGAAGCTCCAGCACCTCGTGCCCAAGAACAAGACGATGTGGTCGTCGACGGCAATCAAGCTCAGCAACGGCCACCGCATCTACGCACGCGGGTTCGGCACCAAGGTCCGCGGCGCTCACCCAACGTGGATCGTCGTCGACGACGGCCTCAATGACGAGGACGCCTACAGCGAGACCGTGCGCAAGAAGCACGTGGACTACTTCTACACCGCCATCACGAACATGATCGTGCCGGGTGGTCAGATCATCGTCGTCGGTACGCCGTTCCACGAGGCGGACCTCTACGCCCAGCTCCGCACGAACGTCGAGTATAAGTTCGTCCGCTATCAGGCCCTCGACGAGGACACCGGGCGCGTGCTCTGGCCGGAGCGCTACAACCGCGAGCGGCTCGAGCAGAGGCGTCGAGAGATCGGCACCGTGCGCTTCGCGCGCGAGTTCCAATGCGTGCCGGTCAGCGACGAGATGTCGCTGTTCCCCTCGACGCTATTCCAGGGCTCACCGATCGAGCAGCCGCTGGTCAAGCTGGGTATGCCGATCGAGTTCTGGCGCAAGGCAGGCATCCGCAGCGTCTTCATGGGCGTTGACATCGCGCTGTCGTCGTCGGCCGGCGCTGACTACACCGTGATCTGGACGATGGGTATCGACGTCTTCGAGAACCGGTGGATACTGGACATCTTCCGAGACAAGGGGCTCGACTACCACGTGCAGCTGAGCCACATCAACAGCATCGCCAGGCGCTACAAGGCGGACTTGATCTTCATCGAAGCGAACCAGGCGCAGCGAGTGTTCGGCACCGAGCTGATACGCACGACCGACCTACCGGTGAAGCTCTACGAGACTGGCGAAGAGAAGCACAGTCTCGAGAAGGGCGTCCCGTCGCTGCGTGTGAAATTCGAGAACAAGAAGTACCGCATCCCGCGCGGGGACACGCGCAGCGTCGAGCTGACCGACGTGTGGGTCGCCGAGCTGCGCGCCTTCACCTTCGACGAGGGCAAGGTGGTGTCCGTGGCTACGCACGACGATACCGTGATGGCGAATTGGATGTGCGAGAACGCCATCAGCCAGGGCGCGTTCTCGTTCTCATTCGGTGACGAAGAGGATGACTACGTCGACCACAAGATCGCCAAGGGGGAGTTGAAGGAGAGCGCGCTCACCAAGGAAGAGCTGGAGAAGTACATGGCCGAAGTGGCGGCCGACCAGAAGCGCGTGCTCGAGGCGGTGGCCGCTGGCACAGTGAAGACGGAAGAGAAGGTGCCCGACGCCAGTGCACCGAAGTTCAACCTCGTCGACGAGGATACGGGTACGCTCAAGGAAGGCGCGCCGTCGCCATCGCAGATGGGAAGGTTCTGGTAGTGCCGCGCTACGGCAACAAGCGGCGCCCGAGCACTATCCACTGTCCGGCGTGTCACGGCATCGCGGCGACGAGGAAGGGAAGCGCGTGCAGGTTCTGCGGAGTGAGGCTCTACTACGTTGGCGAGATCATCGTCGACGATGACAAGCAAGCATTCGTCTGGGTCGACGACGGTTGGAGACCCGTCACCGACTCGAAGGGGACAACCAATGGCGACGAAACGGGCAGCCAAGAAGAGCGCGATCAAGCGCGGGCGGGCGCAGACTAAATTCGAGGTGCCGTACACCGTCGGTGATCGGTTCTATCTCGTCGACGAGTTCGAGGGTAGCTTCGCAGGCTGTGACGTCTGTGACGACGTGGGCTATCTGCACAGCGACGACCAAGACGAGGACTTCACGTGTCCAGCGTGTGAGGGAAGCGGCCGAGGCGGGCAGGTATCCGAGTTCCGCATAATCAAGTACCAGATCACCGCGTTCACTATCAGGCTCGCGCGCTGCGGCCGCATCCGGCCGGCGAAGTTGGCGCCGCAGGTGTTCTACCGCCTGGATGAGATGAAGGTCGAACTGAGCACCTTGCAGGACAACCCCCGCTGGTGTCGCACCAAGCGCGAGGCTGAGGCGGTGGCGCGCAAGCTCCGCATGGGTGAGTCGATCGGCTACACGCACCGCCCCAGTGAGGAAGGTGCGGGTCTCTGATGCTCAAGGCGTGGCACGTCTGGTGCGGATCAGACCCTAGCGACGGGTCGCTGCTCGTCTTCGAGGCGACGGTCGGAGCTGCGAAGGCTTTGGCCTGGCGCAAGACGCCATACGACTGGGACTACTTTCCAGACTTGCACATCCGCCGCGCGCCGGACTGGGACGCCTACGCTGACACGCCCAGGGTGGTCGAGACCAACGAAGAGATGCCGGAGAGCGCGCCGGCGTTCTATGACGACGAGCGGTGCTGATATGAACGTGACGAGCTTGACGATTCGCTTCCGTGGTGACGACGGGAAGGTGCATTCCCAGACGTGGGACATGCGCGGCTTCGATTTCGAGATGCGAGAAGACATCGGACACGACACCATGGATATGCCCGCGTCGCATGGGACAGAATTGCGGCACGTGCCGACGGGGGCGCGCAGTATCTACATCAAAGCGATACGGCCGCCGCAGCCGGGAGTGTACGCTCGAGCAGTGAAGAAGATCTTGCGGGAGTTAGGGGGCTGACGATGTGGGTGACGACGAGAATGATCCTGACGGCGGCGCTGCGTGACCTGGCCGAGCTGGGTGCGATCATGCTGGCCATCTTCATCCCGCTGACGTTCTACGTCTGCGTCGTCGGGGCGTGCGCTACGACGGCCGACGAGCGGCCGCTCTACCACGTCTGCGAGGCGATGTGTCGACGGGCCTTCACCCGGTGCCAGCACCTCGAAGAGGCCTATGCGCGGCAGCTCGCGTGCGGCGATCAGTACGTCGACTGTCTCAAGGTGGAGTGCAAGCTCCCCGAAGGAGAAGAGCGATGAAGACCTATGTGGTGACGCTGCCTGTGGTGACGTCGGTGAATGTAGCCGTTGAGGCTGAGGGCGAAGAGGCGGCGATCAGCAAGGCGCAGATGCTAGACCTACGCTTCGACGTGACCGGCGAGGGCGATCCAGAGATAGGCGAAGAGGTGGCTATGCCGCGCGCTGTCGTGCAGGGCAACGTCTACCACGGGCCGATCAATGAGGCTTACGCCGAGGTAGAGCCATGAGCGGCGGCACCGCGTGCCAGTGCGAAGAGCGGCAGAAGCCGCCGGTGGATCGCGACTGGTGCGTGCTACAGCGGCAGTGCAATCACTCCGCGTTCAACGGCGGGCGTTGGACACCGAGCGAGTGGTCACACGTGATGTGCATGAGTTGCGGCGCCAGCTGGCGGACGAAGGCGCGCTATGTGCGGCGCCTCCCCGACGCTATGGAGTGAGCGATGACTGAGACAGTGCAGAAGTTCGACGAAGAAGAGAAGTCGCTGCGCCCGGACCAGCGCAAGTGTCCCGACTGTGGCGAGGTCGTGACCGTCGTCGGCTACTTCCTCGGGCCGTGCTACACGCACAACCCCGGCGACGTGTTGTGCCTTCGCAACCAGCTCGCCCAGGCCAAGCGCGAAGCGGTCGAGCGCGTGCGATCATTCGAGCTACTCGCGCTCGAGCGCAGGCAGATCATCCACGGCGCGCTGATCTTCCTCGAAGAGGGTATGCCGAAGACCGCGGAGAACATGCTGCGCACGATGCGGGTGAGCATTCACGAAGTGTACATGGGCCCGACGCTGAAGTTCTGCGAAGAGGCGCCCGAAGCAGAGATGGGGACGATCTCCCTGGGTGAAGGCGACGACGGCACGTTGTCATACGGC